GTACCCAAACGCCCAACCTTCAGGGTATCGACCCGATGAGCCGTCTGGGAATATTTCGCACCAGTCAGAGTAGATGAACCCGATAGAGGGCATGTCGGTGAAAGCAAGGTTGAGTAGGTGCAGCGCGTCGGGGGTTAACTCGTCGTCGTGATCAGCCTCAACAATGATTTCTCCGAGGGCCAACCCGAACCCCATTCGTTTCGCATACCCGATGTTGCCGTGTGAGGGGACATGGGGGCGGAAGTAGCGGATGGTGTATCGCTCATCTGAACAGAACCCGTACACCTGTGACTGGACTTGGGTGGTGGTGGAGTCGTCGTAGATGACCCATTCCCAGTCGGTGTGTGTCTGGTTTTTTAGTGATGCCCAGGTTCGGGCGAGGATGTGGGGTGGGGTGTTGTATGTCGTGGTAACAACACTAATCACTGGTTGTATCCGTACACACGAACAGTGCCACCTAAATTGTCAGTTGCCCCAATAACACTAAAACCTGTGTATTGAGTTGTTGTATTTACACCACCATAAATATTTCTCAAAACATAAGATGTAACATTCGGTTGATAAACAACTGATTTACCCATAAAAACAGTAGAAACGCTTAAATTGGGATTTATAATATCCATAGAAACACCACTTCCGTCATTTGCTCCATCACCAAAAGCAAATATTTGAGCAGATGTTTGACCAGTAGAAGAAGAATCACCTACTAGGTTTGTTCCATATACAAAAGAATCTCCCCAAAAATAATTAGAAGATGAATCATCTGATGATGTTCTAAAACGAATATTTACAACTCTCGTTGTTGTTGACGCATTTGTTAAATTGCTTATTACTACTCTATAAGCATCATAGGTAGAAGAAAAAACGTCAGACACATTATTAGTCACTGTTGTCAAAGACACGCTTTTAATAAAAGTAAACCCGCCTTTTTCTGCGCGTCCTGTTGACGGGTCAACCCATGCACTGTTATTCCACACCAACACACGGTCAGTGTCAGTCTCATAAATGACTTGCCCCTCATACGGTGATACAGGACGTGTAGACGAGGTACAAACACCAGGCTGGTTGATACGACTATTCGGAAGATAATTACTAAGACCCATGATTAGTTCCTGTATCCATACACACGAATTACTCCACCTGTTATTGTGCCCGATGAAGTAGTAAGGGTAAATGCTGTGTAACTTGTCGTGTTATTCAAAAACACAGTCAAATAACCACCAACACGACCACTACCGGGGCCAATAAATGGGCCAGAAATAGTAGTTAATTCTGCAGCAAACGGTTGAGTTAATTCGACATTAAGCACGCATGTACCCGTTTCGGCTATGCCGGCCCTTTCCCAACTTGCCCCATTATTAGTATTAACGGCAAGAACGGTATTATTCCACGCTGTATAAATTACGTTTTGGTAATACCCTGCAGTAGTGCTGCCTAACGTCATTTTTAAGTCTATTTGTGCACTAGCAGCGCCGTCTGTGTATAAGATTTTATAGTTATCATATTCTGAACTGAAAGCATCATTTACAGTAACGCTAGAAACAGCAGAACCAACGGTTTGTGTTTTTATTAACTGTAATCCTGGTGGCTGGTCAGTATCGGCAATCATCACCCATGCAGCAGAATCATAAACAAGAACACGGTTCGTATCAGTCTCATAAATCACCTGTCCCTCATACGGTGTGGTGGGGCGTGTGCTGCTAGTGCATATTCCTGGGCGTAAATTGCTGGCGACGTTTGAGATACCCATTGTTATGCCTTGATGATGTAGTTAAGAACCATTGTTGGCTGCACGTTATTATGCGCCGATGACGCATTGGCAGCAGTATTGTTGTTTACTACGTGTGTATGGTTTGAACTTTGACCAGCCGAGGTCATTCCGTTTGGTGGACCAAGCAACGTTGAGCCGCCGCCCGCTCTTGCATAGTAGGGATAAGGTCCAGCCGTTGTTACGTTGTCAAACGCCGCAGAAATAAAGTGGCTGTGGTCTACAGAGTTGTTCCCCGTTGTATGTCCATGAGCAGGCACACCAGACTCGGCACTAGTTAGAGTGTGTGTCTGACCGCCACCAACCTCACCAACAGCATCAGCACCACCAGTGATAGTCGTGCTGGTCAAACGAGAAGCAGCCGAACCACCCATGTTGTCCACGCCAGCAACAACACGACCACGCAAATCAGGCAACGCAAACGTAGTCGAACCATCACCCGAACCATAAGTAGTACCAATAGCCGCAAACAGTTGAGCATAAACAGTACGGCTCACCGTCTGCCCATAACACAACAACCAACCAGCAGGCTCAGTAGAACCAGCAAAAGGCATCACAGCACCAGCAGGAACAGCACCAACAGTGCCACCCAAACCAGAACTAATACCCATCAGACTTCCTTCTCCCAACCAACAACAGTCACATTCACACCCGAACGGTCAGCGTAACCCTGGAAAGTTTCAGCAGCATCCACCACCAACGCAGTATCAAACACCACCGTGTCATCCTTAGCAATCGGCAACGCACTAAACACACGATTACCAGCAGTCGCAGCAGTACCAATAGCAAAATACACCAACGCCTCAACACCGCTCGTGTTCGTAAAAACTATCTGCTTAGTAGTCCACTGACGAGAAGCAGGAACAGTAGCAATCGTCCCATTAGACGTACCTAAACCAGTAGGACCAGCCAATCGCTTTTCTGTTCTGTCACCAACAGCCATCTCAAACTCCTACATCAGTTGTAATAATCGCCGTGAACTTTGAATCATTCATCGGGTTAGTGGACACAGTTGAGTTTATCCACTGACTAGTTCCAGAACTATAAACCAAAGCCTGACCATTAGATGGAGTACCAGTAATAGTTACATCAGATAAATCATTCAACGCACCAGCAACACCCGAAGCACCCTGAGGTCCCTGCGGTCCTTGCGGACCTGTCGCACCCTGAGGTCCTTGCGAGCCAGTAGCACCTTGCGGTCCTGTGTCTCCCTGAGGTCCCTGTGGTCCAGTAGCACCCTGCGGTCCTTGGCTTCCCTGAGGTCCAATATCTCCTTGCGGTCCCTGTGGTCCTGTTGCACCCTGTGGTCCAACGTCGCCTTGTGGTCCTTGCGGACCAGTAGCACCAGTATTACCTTGTGGACCTTGTGGGCCTGTATCACCTTGTGGTCCTTGCGGGCCAGTATCACCTTGGGGTCCCTGCGGTCCTGTGTCTCCCTGAGGTCCCTGAGGACCAATGTCCCCTTGTGGTCCTTGACTACCTACACCTGGCAAACCTATGGGACCTGCGTTGCCTTGGGGTCCCTGAGGACCGACATCACCCTGTGGTCCTTGACTACCAGTAGCACCTTGACTACCTTGGGGTCCCTGTGAACCCTGTGGACCCTGACTACCCTGAGGACCCGTATCTCCTTGGGGACCCTGGGGACCTGTATCACCCTGAGGTCCCTGTGAACCCTGAGGGCCAGTTGCGCCTTGTGGCCCCGTCGCACCTTGGGGACCCTGAGGACCTTGGGGACCTTGCGCGCCAGTTAATCCAACATCACCTTGGGGTCCTTGTGGCCCTTGCGAACCTACCGCACCCTGAGGACCTTGACTACCTTGACTACCTTGCGGGCCTTGTGAACCAGTCGCTCCCTGCGGCCCCACAGCCCCCTGAGGACCCTGAGAACCTTGGGGACCTTGACTACCTTGGGGACCTTGAACACCAGTCGCACCTTGGGGACCTTGCGAGCCTTGACTACCCTGAGGTCCAGTCGCACCCTGAGAACCCTGAGAACCAGTAGCACCCTGAGAACCAGTTGCACCCTGCGCGCCTTGCGCGCCTTGTGGACCCTGAGGGCCAAGGTTAGCTGAACCGACAACACGAATCTGGTTAGCGGTAGAAAACGTTGTGGTTTCGTCTCCGCGTGTGAACGTGATGTTGTAGGTGTTAACAGCAACCGTTAGTTGTGTGGTGCTACGGTCAACGGTGATTGCGTAGGTAGCCATCAGCGGGTTGTGTCAGCAATCACTTTCACAACACCCGACAAAATGGTGGACACCACACCGGATGATGTTTCCTGCAAATCATAGGTGTAGTTCTGTGGGGTGAGAGTTGCTGTGGTTGATGCCGGAAGGGTTGCCGTAACCACACCACCTGCTGCGTTCGTTACCGTGCAGGTAAATGTTGCTGACACGGTGGTTGCATCGGGGGAGGTGCGGAGCTGCATAGCATAGGTTCTGCCGGTGATGTCGATAGGGGTGGTGCCATCGGATGTCATCGTGGAGACGACAGTGAGGGTGTCGCCTCGGACTACTTGCAGGTTTTCTTTTGCGGGACCAGACATAGTGTCCCCATGTTACACCAGTCTGACACAGCCTGAATCATGTAGAACCTGGTACTGTCCGTCAGTCAAAGTCAGGGTATCGCCTCGTATCGTGTTGTTGCCTATGTCTGCTTTGAAATTCTTGATGGCTTCAACTTGTACGTCGTCAGTACATTCCACAAATTTGTTGGTTTTCAGCAGGGTTCCTTGGGGGACTGCATCGGCTAGTTTTCGGCTGGCTTCCGTCCATGTGAATTGCCCTATGTCGCGGGCGAGGCTGGAGGCTTTAACGAGGGATTCGCCGTAGTTGTTGTAATGCCACAGCATCGCATCTTTCAATTTGTTGATGTCTGGTTCATCCCATCGACCTATTGTTTCTGACTGGCTTTTACTGCATTTCACGGTGCTGGTAGCAAGATGAGCAAACTCGTTTTGCCCGCTAGTTAAAGACAAGATAGTGGGGACAGCAAGGGCGATGGCTTGTAACGGCATCAACCCGAACCCTTCCCCTCGGCTCGCTGCGATGAAACAATGTGCTTCTGAAAACCATTGGCGTTGGTCTTGTAGGCTCATCCATTGACGGTCTAAGAAGATTCGGGAGTGGTTGATGTCGGGTACATCTCGTGCGTGTGGAGCCGCTTTGATACGTAGCTCTGCATCAGGTAGGTCTAGTTCGGTGAACGCTTTAACAACAATATCTAAACCTTTGCGTCGCCATAGAGAACCACCGGCACGGAACTGGAACACACTGTTTTTGTTTGTTTGTTGCGGATGCCAAAATGTCGGGTCTACACCTAATGGAACCATTGACACGTTCGGGTGATGTTTGGAGAATAACTCCACATTATGTTTGCATGGCACAAGTATCTGGTCGTATTTGGGAAGATACATAATAAACTTGTCAGGTAGTTCATCTGTTTCCCACATCGTAAATAGGACACGATGCTGACCCTCATACCATCCTTTATTAGAAAACGGCACACCCATGTGTACCTGCACAGACGCTTTCTTATTAAAAGTCACATCATCAGGTTTGTTGTCTATAAACCCTGACAGCATCGAGCCATACCCAAAACGAATGTCAGTAAATCCTACCCATGACTGATAATTCATAAAAACAATTCTTTTACTTGACGGTCAAAAACATCTTTTTGCTGTTGTATTTGTATACGGAACTTTTCTTGCTGTGTAGGGCTTTCAAAACACTGCCTGATTTTACTGCCCAAAACCTCTAACTCTGTTGAATCAAACCTGTACCAGTCGTCCACATTGTAATCTTCTTCAAAGTTTCCAGCTCCGACACGGTTAATAAAAACTGTTGCCCCGCATAATGCTGCTTCGCGTGGCAATCTGTCGCGTCCAGGATGATGCCCAAAATCTACATACACTAGACATTCGTTTAACACGTCAACTAGTTCTGTTCGAGAAAACCCTACAAGTTCCACCACTTCAATGTCAGGACAAACAACACGAAACCGGTCAATTAAATCTTTACCTTTAGCGGGGTTCACCGCCACCTTCTTTTGTTTCACAACACCTTTATCGTAAAACATTGGGTTCACATAATCTGTTAGCATTAACGCAGACACACCATGATTTGCCAACCAGTGTTGAGCGTACACAGACTGTGCCACATGCTGAGAAGGTTCAGAAGATAAAGCCTGCGGAGACGCAAAATCCACAGACAACCACCACAACACCTTACGACCTGGATGAACAACACGGTCAGGCCATATTTCAGGGACAACTACAACATCTGTATCCACAACATTTTTACAAATACGAATTTGATAATCGCTATACAATTTGGGAACATCCCATTTTGTGGGTTGGTACAGCATCGCCGCATAACCACCTTGACGGTTAATTGAATCAACCAACTGATGCAACGCCTCAGGTCCACCAGTCGTAACATTTGATGGACAAACAACAACAACCCTATTGTGGTGCATCCCAACCCATCTTCCGTCGTGCAGTTAACGACCACAAACCAGGTTCAGGAACCCCATCAGACCATCGTTCGTTATGTAACTTCGTATTGATACGAAACCTTGGCATGTGTAATGGTTTAATGTTTGGGTCACGCAACACAGTAGAAGCATTTTCATGGTTCACACCGCAAGCAGTTCTCGTAACTGTAAAACCAAAACTGTTTACTCTGCGTTCAAAATCAACATCTTCATAATACGCAGGCAAATAACATTCAGAAAAAATCCCTGCTTTTTCCACCACGTTGTCTCCTACCCATGCACAACACCAGCCAGGTTCACCCGCCAACGTCACGCTGTCACGAGAACACAAACCCCAAAACTTTTCCATCTCATCAGCATCAAACCACGCATCCGAGTTAAGAAACAACCAGCCACTACTCCAAGGAAACATTTTTATCCCAAGATTCCATGACGGGCCAACACCAAGGTTAGATGGAGAGTCAATAACATAAACATGGTTTGCGCGGTTTGGCACATCCACCACACCGTCACCGTTGTTAATTATCAACAAATTATCTACAGGGTAATCAAATGATTCAACACATCGATACAGTTGACGGTAGGTGTTTAGGACAGGAATAACAACAACAGGTATCACTTAATTCCTAAGCCGGTGTTTATCTGCCAGTCGTGAACAGCTTTACGTTCCACCTCCGCAGACCCATCGATACTGCGAGGCTGGTAACCCTGCTGACGTAAACGCTTATAGGCAGGCATGTCCTTATCCCAACGCTTTGCTCGCGCATCCACCTCGGCAACAGCAGCACCTTTAGTGGTGGTCGTGTTAGCACCCATACGGACACCCAACACTTTGCATCCGAAACATCCATCAACATCTGTCGGATGAACTTCTCTATGTTTCACGAAATGTACGCCCCGTATCCAGCAGCAGTTAACGCTGCAACTTCTTCTGCGTCAACATCATAGATGTGACCACCCAGATACACAAACGAATAATCCTCAAACGGTGGCTCCAACTCTGTGTATGTGCCGTTGTTGAGTTTCCAAATGTTGATACCACGAGCCGATGGTGTGATGCGACTAAACAAACGTGTTTCTGCGGTGCGACCAAAAAAATCTGCGTACGCAACTTCGTCACGGGTTGGTGGTTCAAATGTTGCCATAACCCCACAATAACAAAAGCCCCCCACCGAAGTGAGGGGCTAATGCTATTCCGTGTCTGCGGATGTTAGTTAGCACCAATGCTTGATGCTGACTCGATACGACGGAGTGATTCCTCGCGGAAACGTCCGTAGCCACCAAGCCAGTACCAACCGAGAGGCTGCAAACGGTTGAGGTAGTCAGCTACCGTACCGCGAACAACCTTCGGGAACGCGCCGTTGCCATCTGTCGTGCTGTACGCCTTAGCAAGAGCCTGACGGCCCAAGATGTGTGTTGCGTACACGTCAACAGTTGCGGA